CGGGAACGCAAGCCGCGTCAACCCGTCCTTCAGCACGTCAACGATCTCGAAGGCGCGCCCCGATTGATCGAGAAGCTCGATCGTGTCGCCCTTCTTCGGAAGGTTCGTCGGCGCAAAGCGCGCGATCTCAACCGAAGCCCATGCACCCTGCTGGATTGCGCGCGCGTTGAACGCGCTGATCCTGCGGTCGCCGTCAGCAAATCCGAAGTCGACGTCACCGTCGACGAAGATGCCGATCACGTCGACCTGCGCGCGGCCATCAGCCGCGCCGATCGCCTTTCCAAGATTGTCCGTCTTGCCTTTCGGCTTGAAGCGAAGACGCTCGCTCATGGCCGCATCCACCGCGCCCGAAAGCTGCGCATCGAGCGCGGTGAATGGATTTGTCATCGCGATTTTCCGCTCGGCCGCGCTTAGGACCGCTTGCCCTTGATGAGGACCTTGGGCCGCGTGCAATACGAAAGAGCGTTCATCTGCGTGTCGAGGTTGATGCCCTTATCGTTCGGCATCGCCCACTGCTTGACGTAAAGGCGACGCCCCATCGTGTTGACGGTCTCGTTGTAGTCAGCCGGCGCGTACACCGTCCGGAAAAGGCCTGGAACGCCGACCGGGAAGAAATGTACGGCATCGGTTCCGATGAACGGCGTGCCGCTGAAGTAGCCTCGATAATTCTCGAAGCGAATGCCGCCAAAGTCGAAGATGCCGTAGCTGCCGCTGGCGCCGTTGCTTACATAGCCCGCGCGGAGCGCCGCTGCTTCCTGCTCCTGGTAGGTCTCGCGCGTCTCCTTGTGCGCGATCAGGTCGTCGAAGAAGGCGTCGCCGCAGAAAGCATGAATGCCGGAGAAAGGCAGACCATCAAGGATAGCCGCCATCTGGCGGTATAGCCCCGCGCACTTCTTACGAAGTACACCAGCCGTCGGGTTCGCGTTGTCGAGGTCCCAATCGGCCTCAATCTCCTGGTTGACACCGAACTCGGTGAAGAGGTTCGTCGTCTGCCCATTCGCATAAGTGATGACACCCTTGATCGCACCGACGCGCGCGTGCTCTTCGGTGATCGCCATCGATTGCGAATGGATCCTCCCGCGCTCGGCGAGCTTCTCCATCAACTGCTCGACATTCGTCTCGCTGCCCCACGCCCGGACGCCCTGCACTTCTTCCGCCATGACGGCATCATTGATCTCGAAGTGCGGAACCGAGAGCATGCGCAGGCGACGGCCGGTCTTCTCAACCGTCTGACCGGGCCCGCCGCGCGGAGACGGCGATACGAGGGTGAGAATTCCATCCTTCTCCTCGATCGCGATGGCCGTCGTCGCAATGGACGACGCTGAGAAGAGGCCCATCGAGCCGACGCGGCCGGGGACGAATTTCACGTTGTTGATCGCGTCGGTCAGCGGGATCACGCCGAACGCCGGATTAGACTTGAAGATGTCCAACATCTGCTTTTTCCAAAAAAGAGGCCGCCATTCCGGCGGCCTATGAGGTGGGTTCTAGGTGCGAGTATCCGACGCGGATTTCGTGTTCAGCGAACGATGATGCCGCGCACTGCAAGCTGACTGATCGCAGCGTCCTTCTGGACAGCAGTGATGCCCGCCGGCCATTCAAGGCACTTGCCATTGACCGTGCAGTCGCGGGTGATGCCGGCGATCTCCACCGTCTCAGAGACGCCGGTTTCCGCGTCGTAAATCGCGATCGCGGCCGCTTCCTCACGGCCGTCGGTGGCACTGAGGTTGAGGGATCCATACTCAGGATCGCCACCCACCTCATCGCTCACGGTGACAAGGACGTCGAAGCCGTCGCCGGCTGCGAACGGCGTCGTGCCTTGCGTCACCACAGCCTTGATCTGCTCGTTGATCGTAGCGGAGTTGCCGGCGCTGCCGCCGATCGTAGTGTCGCCGAGCACAACGCCGTCCGGACCTTCCAGGCGGATGCTCGTCGTCGTGATGAAACGGGCCGTGTAGGTGCCAACCTTGGCGCGGCGCAGGACCGGCGTGGTGCTGTCCAAGACGAACGTACCGTCGCCGGTGTTGCCGCCCGACTTGGCGTCGGAAGCCGCTTCGAGGCCCTTCGCTGCGTTCTTGCCGAGCACCGAGCCGGCAAGGATCGTCTGCGAAGCGGCGATCTTGAGATTGTCGCGCGAACGATTGCCGTTCGCCTCCGAAATGATGAAAGCGGCCGCGTGGCGGCCTTCAGTGAAAACCTGAGACATGTCTGTTCCCTTTATCGTGGGGTGAAGGTCGCGACGCGGTGGATGTGGGTGTCGGTCAGCCGACGCGCGCGTTCACGCGCTCGATCTGCTTCGACCACGCCGCTGCCGGGTCATTGCCGGCGCTGGCTTGCACGCCGGACGCCGGATCGACGGTTGCGAGGCCGCCGGGCGCGTCCTTGGCACGGTCCTTCGGCGCTTCCGGTGCCGCCGCGGCTGCGGACGGAAGCCCGGCAAGCACGCCGGCGATCGCGTCGGCCGACATATCGGTCGTCAGCAGCATGTGGTGCGCCGACGTCTCGCGGCCCTTGTATGCCTCATGCCCGAGAACGGACTTGAAGCGGTCGCGCTCGGCGCTGGCGCCGGCGGTCAGTGCTTCGGCACGCGCCGTCGATACGGCCGCGTTCATCTGCTCCTGCGAAAAGCCCGTCGCAGCGGGCTCGTTCTCTTTCGCCATCATTGAACCTCTGGGTTTGGCGGGAAAAGAGCGGCTTGCGCCGCGGTGGACGTCTTCGAGCGCGGCCTCAAAGCTACCGACCTCGTCGGCGAGCCCGTGCTCGATTGCCTCGGCGCCGATGAAGACACCGGCTTCAAGTGCAAGGATGCTCTCGGCCGTCGTTCGCGGCCGATTGGCCGCCACGGTCGAGATGAAAAGGTTGTTGATCCGGATCGCATAGGACCGAAGCTCTCCCTTCACTTCGTCGCTCAGTTCGAAGTGCGGCAGCCCGTCGCCCTTGCGCTTGCCGACGGCGATCAGCGTCGGCTTCACACCCATGTCGGCAAGCTGCTTGCTCCGATCGAGGTGCAGGATGAAGGTGCCGATCGATCCGACGAGGCTCGACCTCGACGTGACGATCTTCGTGGCACCGGACGCCAGCGCATAGGCTGCCGAGCAGCACAAGCCGTTCGCGATGGCGATGACCGGCTTCACCTGCCCCGCCTGCCGGATCGCGTCGGCCGCCTCGAATGCACCGACCGCCTCGCCGCCCGGACTGTCGATGTCCAGGAGGATTGACTGGACGGCGCGATCTTTCGCGGCCTCCCCGACCTGGAATTTCAGCTTCTCGTAGCTCGTCAGACCCGACATCGCGTCGAGCCATCCGCCGCGGTTCACCAAGCTGCCATGCACCGGGATGATCGCCGCGCCTTGCTTCGTGGTGCGATACGATTTCTTCGCCGAGCGCGGATTGTCCGGCTCGCTCAGTTCGAATTCGCCGATATAGCGCGAGCCGAGAACCTTGACGGCATCGTCGGCGCCCTCCGCCTTGAATTGCGCGGCAAGCTCGCCTGCATCGATGTCGATCCGCCCCTCGAGGACATGCGCGATCACCGCGAGCTTCTCAGGCGTCAGCAGTAGCGGCTGGTTCAAGACGCGGTCCGCGATCTGCGCAAGGTAGTTCGCCATGGCGGAGCCTCTCAGAAACGCCGCGAGCCGGCGGTGATGGCGAAGCGCCGGCGGAGCGGCGCCAGACCTTGCTGCGCGCGGCATTCATCCTCTGCGCGCTGCATTTCGGTGCGCAGGCTCGACATCTCTGCCTTGTGGTATCGCGCCTCGCGCTCGCCGCCGGCGGCGCGCACGCGGATCAGCGACACGCTGCCGCCTTTCACGAGCGAAAAATAGGCTTCCGAAAGCGCCGCGGCGCGGGCGCACGGGTCACTCCAATCGACTGCGGCGGTCATGCGTTTTCTTCCACCTTATCGATCGTGTCGATCTCGGCACCGGCGACATCGACGTCGTCGACAAGCTCGACGCCAAGTTCATCCGCGATTTCTTTCTCGCGCTTGATCCGCTCGATCTCGTCGCCGAAGTCATAGCCAAGGTCATCGGCGACCCGCTCGCGGCTCATGACGCGCATGCCGACGTATACTTGATGTGCCTTTGCGGCCTTCAGATCGTCCGCCTGCGGCTTCGCCGGCCCGCGCCAGTTCGCGAGCACCGCCGCCGGACGATGCGCGAGGAAGCCGATCAGCCCTTGTGGGAACGGGATGAAGCCGCTCTCGATTTCTTCCTCAATCCACGCTTCATAGACCGACTGCACAAATCGCGCGGCGATGTTGTTCCGCCGGCGCATGACGATCGGCCATAGCTCCGAGCTTGACATGCGCACCGAGGAATAGGTCGCGTTGCTGTAGTCGCCCGTCAGTTGCTCGAAGGTAAGGCCGACGCAGCGGCCGACCTCGCGCAGGAGGAATTTCGCGAACGCCTCGTAGGTGCTGTTCGGATGCTCCGACCGCTTGAATTCGAGCTTGTCGCCCGGAAAGAGGTGGGCGATCCGGCTCGCGCCGCCGAGATCGATCTTCGTGTTCTGATACCAAGCCGCGCGCGCGCCGAAATAGTCGTCGATCTTCCCGTCGGACGCGCCTTGCTCGTCCTCATCCTGCAAAGCGCGCAGGACATCCTCGGTCGGCGCCGCGCTTTCAAAAGTCGCTGCGAAGATGACCTGCAACAGCGCGGATTGAAGCGTCGCGTCCGATAGCTGATCGTATTGCCGCACGATCCGCAGGGCCGGCGCGAACGGCGTGATGCCACGCATCTGGCCCTCGCGCCCCTCGAAAATGTGAAGCACCTGCGGACGGCCGGCGCCATCGCGGGCGCGGAAATCCACCGCCTCGCCGCCGAGCGCAAACGGGTCTTGGCGGTTCTGCTTGCTGATCCGATACGCGATCGGGAGCCCATGCTCATCGACCGAAACGCCCTGGAACATTCGCACCAGGCCGTTTGTATCTTGCACCATCCGCGTCGGCGGCAAGAGCTTGACCTTTGTGCGGCTCTGGCTGATCGGCCGGCGGATGTACGGCAACAGCGCGAGCGCCTCGCCGTGCGAATAGTAGCCGCGCAAGACGGCGTCGGTCATCTGGCCGACAGTCATCTTACCGGCCGCGTCGCATTCGATCGGCGTTTCGGACCAGATAGCCCACCGGCGCTCGACGATCTCCGACCAATCGTTCGCCTGTTTTGCGTCCCAGCCGAGCGCGATCCGATCCGGCCGCGCCGCGAGGCGGAGGCCGGTCCCCATCGTGACCGCGATCGACTGGTCGATCGCCCCCGCGATCCAACCCGAATTCTGTGCGGCATCGATCGCGCGCGCGGCCGCTTGCTGATAGCTGGCGGCGACATCGTCGCGCGTCTCGCGCAGCGCCGGGTTCCAGTTATGGAAAAACGGCGACTGATTTGCGCGCATGAAGGCGGCCTGCGGCCGCGGCGCACCGAACGCCGCCTCCTTCAGACGCCTAAAAACGCTCATGTGCGTTACCTATTCCGTCGGGTCAATGCCGAGAGACAAAAGCTCGTGTTCAAGCTCACCCCGACGCTGAAGCAGCATCGGCATTATTGCTTCCCGCAACTGCACAGGACCGACAAAGGAGTTGATCTCCACTCGATCTCGCGCAGGAATTCTCGTCTCATCTTCGGCGGAGTAGCAGTCCGAACTGCACAAGTTTCCGTCGGCGATGAAAACGCGGCCGGACGGCTGACTGAGCAAATCGATTGACTTTCTGACCTCTAGCAGCGAGGCAGCTTTCCGCGCAGCCATGCCGATGTCGCAAAGACGCATAGTCTTCCCCTCTTTACGGGCCGCCCGCGCCCGCTCGCGCTCCCAATCGCGGATATTCTCGTCCAGCATGTTGCGCATCGAGATCAAGCTGTCGAAGAACGCTTCCGACGCCACCCGTTGTATCGTGGACTTCATCAATCCGCCCCGTTCAAACGCGCCGCCATATTGGCAAAGCGCGAGAACCTCGATTGTTTTGCGACAACCTCCGCCGCCGGCGTATCAGGCACGACAACGGCCGGCGCTTCATCTTCCGCGGAACGCCGACGCGCGCTCGGATGGAGCCTGTGAACGTTAAGCATGAAGCCAGCAGCCGCGTTCATCGCCTCGCAATCCAGATAGTGGTTTGCCGACTTCTCGATCCAGACAGGCTTGCCGCTGTCCGTTATGGTGCGCACTTCGGACACGAGTTGGCGACAGTAATCGTCGGTCACATCGGCATGGATGTGCCACGCGCCGAGTTGATCCGTCGGCCAAGTCAGCCGCTCATGCACGAACGACTTCCAGCGATCGGTATCGAGCCGGATCAGTTCGAGACCGTACTTCGCAACATCACCTTTCCGATTGACATCCGGCTTCGTCTTCACCAGCGGCCTGTCCATCGGCCTCGATGATCCCTTCGTCGGATAGACGAAGCTCCGGAAGCGGCGGCAGAACTCATAGACGCGGTTGAGCGGCAGCGTGATCTTCTTGCCCGGCCGGAAACCGCTATCGATGAAGACCAGCCGGATAGGCAGGCCATCGATCGGAGACGTCACCAAGTTTGCGAGGTCTTCCCACACCGGCGTCTGTGCGGTGTCGCCGAAAAGCTCTCCGTGCTCTATCAGCCACGACGTCGCGCGCGCCCCCCAGGCGCGCGTTACATAAACCAGCCGATCCTTCTGCACGTCCACCGACGTCACAAGGTGGATCGCACCATCGGGAAGCACGCCGGCCGAATACGGCTCGGCGCGGTTCTTGATCGTCTGCCAGTCGGGCACCTCGCCCGTCGACGGCGTCCAAAGCTCTCCGGTCTTGTTCGTCGCGCCCTGTCGCGCTTCGCTGTCGCCGGTCAGTTCGGCGAAGAGAACTTCCTCGACGCGCTCACCCCAACTGAGAAACGGCGACGCGAGACCGGACACCCACAGCGACAGCATCGTGTTGTCGGGCAGATCAGCCTCGAGAATGTTGCCATCCTCATCGATCCGCATACCCGGTGCCACGAACTGGCCCGTCGCGTTCATCTGCTCCTTCGAGCTTTCGGTGATCTCGCAGCCGTTGTTCGGGCATTGCAGCCACGTATTCGCGCGCGCCTGCGACGGCGTCGCGCCGTCCGGATAGTGAAGCAGGTTCATCCTCGGGATGAACCATTCCTCGCAATGCGGGCAACGCCATGCCCAATGGTGCCGTGTGCCGGCCTGCCACTTCGCCCAGATCGGGCTTTCGATGTCCCTCGGCTCTGCCACCTTCCAGAACTCCAAGCCGGTGGCGGCATCCTTCTCGGTCTCGACGTGCCCGCGTTTCGGCGTCGACGTCACCGCGATCTTGCGATCGGCGTAAGTATCCGCGCGAGCCTTGGCGAGCGTGAAGGCATCGCCCTCACCCTTCACGCCGCCGACCATCTTGTCGAACTCGTCGACATAAACGTCGCCGGCCTGATCTGATGCCAGCGATGTTGCGGAGCCTGCCCACGCGAGGCGGACCGAGACGCCGTTGACCGTCTTGCGCGTTTTCTTGTTCCGCTTGCCGCGAGCGACCAGCGGCGCCAGCTTCTCCGCTTCGTCGAACAGCTTCATGAGCCGAGGCTCGAACTGCTCGCTGACGAAGTCCTTCGACGGGCCAACGTACAACTGCGGCCGCGGCTTCGTCGCCAGCCGCCACCCCATCACATCGAGCACACCATCGGTCTTGCTCATCTGCGTCCCGGTGATGAGCGCGCAGACCTCGTATCGCGGATCGTCGAAGAACCGAACGAACGGGATGATATAGGGCGTGATCCCTGGATCACGCGGCCCTGGTAGGCCGTGACTTGGTGGATACACGCGGTTGCTTCGCGCCCACTCGTCGGGGCTTAGCTTTTCGCGTTGCTCCCAAAGCTGTCCCAGCCTCTGCAACGCTAGCGGCCGCAGAGACGGCTCGCTTGGAAGCGGCCCCGAACGCTCCATCAATTCGTTCCTCAATCACTCGTCGGAGCTTCAGATCTTTGGTGACCTGCGCCGGGATCGCCATGAGATCGGAGCGCAGCGGCCCAGCGATCTCGTCGACGACGCGGATCACCTCGGCCTGCGCCTGTTCGATCAGCGTCCTCTTGCGCTCGGCATTCCGAAGCCGAATTTCCTCGGCGCGCTCGTCTTGTATCCGACTCGCCGCTGCTGATTTCGACGTCTTGCGAGCCTCGTCGCGCAAATAGGTGATGTATCCCTGGACAACATCGACGACGCGATACTGGTCCTTCCCGACCTTGCGAATGGCGCCCTCGCGCGTCAGCCTCCGCACCCACTCGATCGAAATCATCAGCAGCTTCGCGGCCGTCTCTGTCGAGATCAGACCGGCACCGCCGGGCGGCGAAGAAGGGACGTCCGTCATGCCGCGCGCGCCGCGCGCGACGCCGCAACCTGTGCAAAGGCATCACCCGTTGCTTCGAGGCGAGCCTGCTCGCCCGTGAACGCCTGCCACCGCAAGATAGCCGTGTCGACATAGACCGGGTCTAGCTCGACCGCATGGCACGCTCGGCCTGTCGTCTCGCACGCGATGATCGTCGTGCCAGAGCCGGAGAAGGGCTCATAGACGGCATCGCCCGGCTTCGAATTGTTCTCGATCGGCCGTCGCATGCACTCGATCGGCTTCTGCGTCGAATGTCCGGTCTCGGAGCTTTGCGGTTTGTTGATCTCCCACACCGTCGTCTGCTTCCGGTCACCATTCCAGTGCCCCTGCCGACCCTTTCGCACCGCGTACCAGCACGGCTCATGCTTCCAGTGGTAATCGCCGCGGCCGATGGCAAATTGCTGCTTTGCCCAGATTATTTGACAACGGATGTCAAAACCGGCCGCTTCGAGAGACCGCTGGACGGTGCTGGCATGCCGACCGGCATGCCAGATATAAGCGACATCGCCGCCGAACAGCGCCCAAGCTTCGCGCCAGTCGGCGCGGTCATCGTTGCGGACCTTGCCGACAGCGCCGGCTCCGATCGCCCGATTGCCCATGCCCGTGCTATGGCGCGCGGCCCTGTTGCGCCAATCCGCGTCATACTCCACGCCATACGGCGGGTCGGTCACCATCAGATGCGGCTTCGCGCCGCCGAGGGCCGCCGCGACATCGTCGGCATCGGTGCTGTCGCCGCAAGCCAAGCGATGACGGCCAAGCAGCCACACGTCGCCTCGCTTCGAAGTCGGCACATTCGGCACCGGCGGGACGCTCTCCGGATCGGTGTGGCCTTCGAGCCGAACGTCGAGGATGCCGGCGATCGCGTCGGCATCGAAGCCGGTCAGCGACAGGTCGAAATCCGCAGACCGCAGGTCGCCAAGCTCAAGGCGAAGAAGCTCCTCGTCCCATCCCGCCTCAAGCGCAAGCTGGTTGTCGGCCAGAACATAGGCGCGACGTTCCTCGTCGGACCAGCCGCTCGCGACGATAACCGGCACCACCCCGATCCCGAGCAGCTTGGCTGCCATGAGCCGGCCGTGCCCCGCGATGATCGTCCCGTCCTCGCCGGCAAGGATCGGGCTTGTGAAGCCGAACCGCTCGATCGACCGGGCAATCTTCGCGACCTGCTCGTCGCTGTGCGTGCGCGCGTTGCGCTCATACGCCTTCAGCTTGCCGACCGGCCACTTCTCGATCGCCTTTGCGATGAGCGCAACATCATTGCTCGGAGCAATTTTGTTACGCGATTTCGGTGAAGCCGCCATCCAACACAACCTGAAAGTTTTTGAGGCCAGTTTTTCGCGAATTCCGGGGGGCAGCGCCGCCGCACCACTCGCGCCCCGCCGAAAGGTACCTATCGCCTTCCGCCAGACGGCCTCGCGTTCGCGCACAATTGGCCCGTGGTGCGCTGGCCGGGAGGCCGAGCTAGGGGTGTAGCCCGTCAGCGGGCGCGCACCAGCGCCCGCCTGTGTGGCTTCAGCCGGGTAACTCCCTCGCGATCTCGTGGGCGATGCGGTCGACGATATTGGCAGCGCCGGTGCGGAAGGCGGCGGCCGTCTCATCCTTGACGATCTCGCGGGCAAGGTTCGGGCCAAAGAGCGGCTTGATCGGAAGTCGGGCCTTGCCCGTCCTGACGAAGACAACGCCGGTGGCACCTGCGGAGAACGTCGATGCCCCTTGTCGACCCTTGCGCGCCCCGAGCAGGAAGGAGCCGGCAAAGAGGCGGCGGGTATTCCAAGGCGCAGCCG